AGCAGGCGTAATTCTTTCGCTTGCTGCTGCTGTCTACGGTGCGGTGCGCGTTATGGTAAGTGCAATAATGCGTGAGTTTTCTCCCAACGGTGGGTCAAGCCTTAAAGATCAGGTCAACAGAATTGAGGACAGGCTAGAGTGGCTTGTCCAGAAAATGATTGACTAGCCTTTAGACTTATGCTATGGCAGCCAAACGTCAAACACGCAAGCGCGTAGTTACCGTCAAAGAGGATAACTATTCTGCGCTTGAAATGTATGCCATTGCACTCAATGAGTACTACAAAGCATTGCGTAAGGCTGGTTTTAGCGTAGAGCTTGCACTTGGTATTTTAAGTGACAAAGACGCTTACCCTGGCTGGCTTTTGCCAGAGCCAGTCGACCCAAACAAAATTGGGTCGATCGACTATGACGACGAGGACGAGGACTAATGCGCAAAATTGTCGTTGTGTCAGATCTCCAAGTGCCTTACGAGGACGTCAGAGCAACAAAGAATTTAGCAGCATTTATCAAACGTTTTAAGCCTGATGAAGTTATTACAATTGGCGACGAGATAGATTTCAATACGATCAGCAAATGGTCGCGTGGTTTGTCAGAGGAACACGAGCCGACTATTGGTAAAGACCGTGATCGCTGCGTAGAGTTGCTATGGGAATTAACCAGGTATGTGCCAAAGGCAAGCATGGTCAGGTCAAATCACACAGACCGCTTGTTTAACAGCATTGCCAGCCGTTTGCCTGCATTACTAGGTGCGCCCTTGCGAGCTACACGCCTCAGCGGCTCGCTTCAAGCGAAACCAGCGTACCGCGTCTGTCAAGTTTAACAGGTTATTGAGCGTACTCTTGGGCGTTGCGCACAGCCTGTGGATAACGTCTGTGGATAACTTATACATTAGATACCTGCTTAAACACGTGCTCTCCTAACTGAGGCAATACGCAATTGCGCAATACCTGACGTTTGTTGGGCAACTTGTAACCGTCAAGGTTGTACCCATGCAATGCTTGTAATTGAGGTATTTGCGCAGCTCTTAGGTTGTCTTTCTCAAACATTAGATCAGCAATGTCAAAGTTAGCCCAGAAATAGTGACGCTGTAAGTCAGCCGTAGGCGGTACAAATGGCGTGTAGTAAGGCTTCACGTTTTCAACTACCCATTTGCCCTTGAAATTGTATTTAAGAAAGATAATTTCTTGCCATAGCTTCATGTCAGCATAGATTGGTTGAACTCCCCTAAATCGAACACCAATGTTTTGTCTAAAGCTGCTGTGTGACTGACATGGCGGTGACGACCAAATGAAATCAAACTCGTGGAAATGGTCAAGCAAGTACTGATGCGCGTCCGTAACAATAACAGTGTCATTTGGAAAGTGATCTGCATAAACCTTTGCAATTTCTGGGTCAAACTCAATTGCTGTAATTTCGTGTTGATTGCCCCAAAGCTTGCGATTGCCTCCAATGCCTGCATAAAGGTTGAGTATTTTCATGACTTACCCGCCCAACCGTTACCCTTAAACACTATCGCTGGTGCACCATAAACCTGACTCATCATAAAGCCGCAGCAATACGGTGTTGTGTGCTCTGCATACTTTTCTGTGACTTCATAGCTGATGTTGCACGCTACACATCTGTACTCATACGTCGGCATCTGTGCCTCCTATCTGGGCAACACCCATAACCTCGCACTTGGTGCATTGAATAACCTCGACGCCTTGTGGCAGGTTGTCTGTGATCTTATGTACGAGCTGCCGTGTCACCTTTTTACAAATGCGGCACTCAAATTGCACTTGTTCCATAATTGGATTTCCTCAAATTCTCAATAGGTTGCAGGTTAATTTGTGTGACCCACCAAGTCGGTTGCTTGCTGTGTCGGTATCGTGGCTTCTGTGCCATTGTGACTGGTATCCAGCCTGCTATGTAGTAATTGGGTGCTGTGCCTGTTACTAGCACTGCAATGTCATTTGGTCTGTCGTACTCATAGACGATTAGCTGCCCCAGCTCATACTTTGTCCAGCGCACCTCAATAGCTGCACCCACATCAGCCTTGATTTTGCCCTTGTCCTCAAATGGGTCAAATGGCAAACCAAAGTATTTGGCTACTGCCCACTCACTGCCAATTGACTCGGCTAATTCTGCCAAATAGGTCATAAATGATGTTTCGTTGTAATGACCTTTTGACTCTAGCAAGTCGCCTTTGTCGCTGGTGATCTTGACAGCTGCAACCATGCACACACACATTTCATTTGCTGTGAGCTTGATTTTCAACGGCAACCACCACAAAACCAAATAACCTTTTCGTGTTTGTCATAACCTTTTTGGTAGCCAAATGAGTCAAGCTTTGTGATCTTTGAGCATTTGTCACACTGCTCTACTTTGTACTCAGCAACCACTTCACCATTGCAAAGCAGCTTGCACGTCATTGTTTTAACGTCGATCATCTCCATGTAATCGCTCATGGCAAACGCACGACCCACTGACCTGTGCTGCCTAATTGATACCAAACAGGCTCACACTGATTTGCTTTGGCTTTCTCAGTGCAGAAATACCCGCCCCAAGCTTTACCAGTTTTAGGTGACTCGCCTGTTTTCCAAACGCGTGTGCCATGATCACAACGTGGCTTTTCCTCGACCAGTTGACCGCCTAACTGCTGTGCAATTTCGTCAATTGATGAACCCAGCGACGGTATGCCAGATTGCTCAGCTTCTCCTGCTGTGGCGTAACTAGGCACGTCGCCATGCTTTGTTGTCCAATAGTCATAATCAGCCTTGACATCAGCTGTGGCAACCTTTGTTGATAGCTTCTCGACCTGTTCCATTGTTTCGCGCGTAGCCTTTTCAGTGCCACCCATGACCAACGCCATGACGCTCATCAAAGCTGAGGTCGTCGTATCCTCGACAAACCAGCGTTTCATGTTTGGGTTGTAAGCTGCAATAAAGCCGTATGCATAGTCAATGCCTGCTGGCTCGATCTCAGTTTGATTACGCCAAGCCTTAGCCTGTACGAGTATGTAGCCTTTCTCAGCATTGAACTCGACAATGTGTGCTTGCAAACGCCCCTCTGGGTAGGTTGCGTTCCAACGGTCTGTGCGCTCTTTGTTGCCCTCGTAGTTATCCAAAAATGCCATTAGTCAGCCACCTTGTTTGACATGTGACGGCTAATCGCTTTACGACGTGCCATGCCCTCGCGCTTGCCTTCCTTAAAACCTTTGGCATAGCCAGCTGCGCCGCCTAACACCATGAGAAAGATTACGCCAACCAGACGACCCAAAGTCTCTGGGTCTAATAGATCAAGTACCATTTAGAATTCTCCCGATTTCTAGGCGGCAGGGTTACCACCTGACATCAGGGTGACGCATGATCGACGCGCGGTCAAGGATTGTGCGTGTTTGTCGGCGTGTCCTGTGGCTTTGGCTTTGATTTAAGTCCGTTACCAGCCAGCACACCGCCTAGCGAACCTGTAAGAAAGATTGCCAGTGTTTTCAATAAGTCTATAAATGCAGCGTCATTGGGTGCTTGTGCCCCAATTGGTTGTGTGACAAAGATAAGCGCATAAGTTATGCCAACGGTTACGATCAAAAACACCGCAGCTAGTGTTGCGCCAATAATCAAGATCAGCTGTGCGTGTACTTCCTCTGGTGATTTGCGACGTGCTGGCTTATCGCGAGTCAATGCCAAGTAGGTCGTCAGTGCATGTTCCAGTTGGGAGGCATTGCGGTTTCTGACACTCCGCTTTTGACCAGTTGTCGTATTCTTGACACTCATAGCGCGTCCAGCCTTGATACCCGCAAGCGGACAGGGTTAGTGCAAGTGCCCAAACCAACCCTGCCGCCGCAAGTTTCTGGCTACTTCCCCAAGTTGCCAAAACTTTTGTCATTTGGATTAAGCCAGCGCAAGATCACTGGCGCAACAGCTGCCGCCCCTGCCATTGCCAATGTCTTTGGGTCAGTAACACCTGCCATGTATAAGGCAAGTGCTGCTGCCAGAAATGAGCGCGCCCATGAGGCTGCTACGGCTTTTGCTTGTTCCATTTTTTGCTCTCCTTTTTGACTGCGGCTGCTTTTGCAGCTGGTGCATCTACCTTTGGAAATTCGCCCTTGTATGGCACAAATTTAGGTATGCCAAAACCGACGATTTCCTTGCCTTCACCGTACGATCTGACCTTGACCATGACCATGCCACCGTTGCGTTGATCGCCTGTCCCA